AGTCTATGTTACTGTAGGCCAAGACCCTTGTGAACAAGAGATGAAATAACATCTGTGGCAATTGTTGAGAGAGTATTGACTGAAAAAGAACCAATGCTTCTGGCAGTTTCTTTGGTTTTATTCCAAACATTATCAGAACGGATTTCATCTAAAAATTGATGACCTTGATATGTTAAATCAAACACTCTCGAAACTTGAGGAAGATATCCACCGCGAATATTGACTGTAGTAGCTTTTATAAAACCTGCATCATATAGATGTAGACAGTGGTAATCAAGCTCCTCGTATGAATAACGGGGTAGTTCAGAGCACATTTGATCGATAGTATGAGCCGAACCATACTCAAAACTTTCAATATTGATAAGGATATCTCTTACACAATCAGGATTAATTTTCATACTCATATCCCTCCTTTCTAATTACTCAGCTACTGCAATAGCTTGTAAAAATAGTTTAGGAGAGATTAGAGGGAAAGTAAATAGGAGGTTAATATGGAATTTCCGAAACAAATAATGAAAATGTCAGAACTTAAAAAGCTTGGATTTCCGGTACCACTACTGATGGAGGCCTACAGAGATCCGAAGCAGAACTTTGCTACTAAGATAGACCCATCAAAGCCAAACTCAAAGATTATTTTTGACACGGTTGGTTTTGATAAGTGGATAGCAAAGAGGATAAAAATGCAAACAGCCGAGTTTGCAAGTCAGAGGAGAAGGCCTGCAAATGGAGTAGGGTGGAAGATAGTAAGAGAGGTAGGATAAATGGAGAGGGCTAGAGAGGGTAACTAGATGAGTGATGTAAATTATTGTTTATTATCGCTTTCATTGTTGATCATGACTGACAACATTAACACGATAGTGAATGAGGGATGCAAGGATTTAGATGCACTTGACAAAGAAGCTGAGTTCAATGAGTAACGGATGTAGTTATCAAAGTACACAACAAAGGAGAAAGCACGAATGAGGAATGATGAATCAGTGGAGTATGAAGAAATTGAAAAGAGCAGACTTGAGGAGCTTGAGGATGCGGAAGAAGAGTTAGAGGCTCTGGAGGACAGGGTGACTCTTGTGAAAAACACCCTGTTTTTCATCTTTGTCTTTGCAATGGGTGTGGCCGTAGGGCTGCACCTGTAAAAAGGAGGTTTGAATGAATAGGACGGAGCGGTTTTTGTTACAGTTACAAGCTGTGTTAGACACCATCCCTGATGCAGTTAAAATGCTGGATATCTCCTGTGTGGGTGGAGTACTGACTGTGCGAGATGGCGTAGATGGCTCAGATGCAGGGATTAAAATTTCTTATGTGGGAGACAGGCCAAACTTAGGGCGTGTGATGTTAGATGTCGTGTCGTGGGCGGTGATTCCAGGTCGGAAAGTTAAAAACGCTTACGCTCTTGCGGGAGAAATTGGGGTGCTACTTGCCTATTTCCCGCGCATCACACAAGCCCAGATGTGTTCTGTGACGCACACGACGATTTTATTAGATAAAAGAAGAGCGATTAACATTGAAGATATGACTGCATTTGAGGTGCTAAATACACTCGCTGTAAGGCTTACAGAGATCGATAAGAGGTAATGGAATGACGAGATTAAGAGATTATTTAGAGTACTTGTTGCCCGCACTTGTGTTCGCAGATGCGAGTATTATCAATTTAACTGTGAACGGTTCAACAGTAACACTCGTGCGATCAGCTAAAACAGATATTGAGATGGATGCCAAAGGGCTGAGTGCGGCAGAAATTATGGAGCGATTAGGGAAAAAACTAAGTGAAGGACAATAGAAAAGGAGAAAATGATGAAGATTAGTTTACAGTTTGACGGATATGACGAATTTACGAAGTATATGGGGAGATTTGCGGAGATTACGCATTTGCTCAAAGGGGAGACAGGAAAAGCAACAATCCAGGTTCAGATGCCAGCGGAAGTGAGCACCACACCACAACAAACAGTTACACCAGTACAGCAAGCAGTTACACCAGTACAGCAAGCTGTTGTTCAGACACCACAAGAGGTTCCATTTGCACCAGTACAGCAAGCTACTCAGTCAGTTACACCTGTTCAAACTGAGGTGCATAATTATACATTAGATGAGTTGTCGAAAGCGGCGGTACAGCTGATGGATGCGGGAAAGCAAGCAGAGTTAGTGTCGTTGATCAACACTTTCGGTGTCATGTCCATGCCAGAGCTTCCAAAAGAGCGGTATGGAGAGTTTGCGGTGGCACTGAGAGAGTTGGGGGCACAGTTATAAGAATGACAGAATGTGATTTTTTGGAAGGATAGGAGAGAGTATGGGGCATGAAATGAGAAAACACGCCTTGCTCAGTGCGTCTAGTGCCCATCGGTGGCTAAATTGTCCACCGAGTGCAAGACTAGAAGAAGGACTGCCTAGCATCGTATCAGATGCGGCAAGAGAGGGCACACTGGCACATGAGTTAGCTGAGCTAAAAATTAGCTTATATTCAAGACCTTTAGATCTATCGAAGAAAGCGTATACAGCGGCAGTAAAGAAATTAAAAGAAGACGAGCTTTGGGACGGTGAGATGGAAGGCTATACAGACGAGTATGTCGAGTATATCAAAAAGACGGCTACAGCCTTCGATGCTGTGCCATACATTGATGTCGAAAAACGGCTTGACTTAACCCCGTGGATTCCTGATGGCTTCGGTACAGCGGATTGTATCCTCATCGGCGGTGGGGTACTCCATGTTATTGACTTTAAGTATGGCAAAAACCCAAATGGCAGGGTGGAAGCTGACCATAACCCACAACTGATGTGCTATAGTCTCGGAGCTTATCAGGCATTGAGTCTAATTTACAAGATTGAGACTATCCGAATGACCATTGTACAGCCTAGACTTAGTGATGGAATCAGCGAATGGGCTTGTACAGTAGAGGAGTTACTAGAGTTTGGCGAAAAAGTAAAGAAAATAGCAGACCTTGCCATTAAAGGCGAGGGGGAGTTTAACCCAAGCGAAAAGACTTGTAGATATTGCAAAATCAGAGACCGTTGCAAGGCGAGAGCAGAAAAGAACGCACTTCTTGTTCTAGAAACAAGTAAAGACCCAAAAACACTGACAAATGGGGAAATTGCAAAGTACTTAAAACAGGGTGCAGATGTGTCAGCGTGGCTATCCGATTTACAGGCCACAGCACTTGCAGAGTGTCTTGCAGGCCGAGAGGTCCCTGGGTGGAAAGCGGTAGAAGGCAGAAGCACAAGAGACTGGTCGAATATGGATAAAGCCTTTGAGGTCCTCACAAAAAGTGGGATTGATGAGGCGATGCTGTGGGAGAGGAGACCACTAAGCCTTGCACAAGTGGAAAAAGTCGTGGGCAAGAAAGAGTTTGCAGAGTTAGTTGGAGACTTCGTAGTAAAAAAGCCGGGTAAACCGACTATAGTCGAAGAATCCGACCGAAGAAAACCGATAGATACGATATCTGCAAAGGATGTATTTAAATAACATACAAAAAAGGAGATTAGAGATTATGCAAAGTAATAGTGTGACAACAAAGGAAGTAAGATTATCCTATGTGCATTTACTTAAGCCATATGCACAGCAGACTGGGCAAGCCCCAAAATATAGCTGTACCGTTCTTTTACCGAAAGCAGATGTAGAGACAAAAGCTGCTATCGACGCTGCAGTTGAAGATGCAAAACAAAGAGGAGTTAGCACAAAATGGAACGGTGTGCTCCCACCTAAGGTGGATGTTCCTATTCATGATGGTGATGGCACAAGACCATCAGACGGTATGCCGTTTGGGGCAGAATGCAAAGGCTGCTGGGTATTTACTGCGTCAGCAACAGAAAGCAGACCGCCAGAAGTGGTAAATGCACAATGTGAGCGAATTATTTCAGCAAGCGAGGTTTACAGTGGTATGTATGCCCGCATAAACATTACCTTTTTCCCTTATATGGTTGGCGGAAAGCGTGGAATTGGAATCGCACTAGGCCCAGTACAAAAAACAAGGGACGGAGAGACGCTAGGCGGAAGTACTCCATCCGCTGCGGATGTATTTGGCAAGCCAGCTCAAGCCCAGCGGATTAACCCTATTACTGGACTACCAATGTAATTTCATACGAATGTAGGGAGGGCTTGATGCTCTCCCTTTCATCTAGGAGGAGAAATGAACCATTTAAGTATAGATATTGAAACAAAAAGCAGTATTGATATCGGTAAGGCTGGGGCATATCGGTATGCTCAGTCTAAGGATTTCGCAATACTGCTTTTTGCGTATAAGGTGAATGATGACGCTGTACGCATTGTGGACCTCACAAAAGGCGAATTAATCCCTGAGGCTATAATTTGTATGCTTAGTGATGAAAACACAATAAAACACGCTTACAATGCGTCATTTGAATGGTACTGCTTAAACCGTGCAGGATATAAGACACCAATTGAACAGTGGCGATGCACAATGGCCCATGGATTGTACTGTGGATATACAGCAGGACTAGAAGCAACAGGTAAAGCCATTGGACTTCCATTAGACAAGCAAAAATTAGCAACAGGTAAGGCGTTAATTCGGTACTTTTGCGTTCCTTGTAAGCCTACTCGAACAAATGGCAATCGAGTATGGAATGAGCCACACCACGATATGGATAAGTGGAATCTATTTAAAGAGTACTGCATTGGGGATGTTGTGGCAGAGAATGCCATTTTAAAACGATTAGAGCTATTCCCTATGCCTGAGTCAGAAGAAAAGCAGTGGCAGATGGATGTATTAATGAATGCGTATGGCGTAAAGGTCGATAAGGAATTGATCGATGGGGCACTTGCGATCGATGCAGAAAGTACTGATCAACTTACGAAAGAAGCCATCAACCTAACAGGACTTGCCAATCCAAATTCGACCACGCAACTTTTAGCGTGGCTATCGGAGAAGAAAGTTGAAGCAAAGGACATTCAAAAAGCTACAGTGGCAAAGTTAATTGACGAAGTTAAGGACAATAGAGTCAAAAGGGTACTAGAAATTCGTCAGCAATTAGGAAAGACTTCAGTAAAAAAGTACGAAGCGATGAAAGAGTCTATGGGAGAGGGCGACAGAATCCGAGGACTGACGCAGTATTACGGGGCCAACCGTACAGGACGCTGGGCAGGAAGGCTAGTACAGATGCAAAACCTTCCACGAAATTACATTGGAACTCTTGATATGGCAAGAAAGATGGTGAAGGCAAAGGACTATATTGGCCTAAAACTGGTCTACGGCAATGTTCCAGATACGCTCTCCCAGTTAATCCGAACAGCCTTTATCCCTTCAACGGGGCATAAGTTCGTAGTGGCCGACTTTTCTGCCATTGAAGCCAGGGTGATTGCCTGGCTAGCAGGCGAGACATGGGTTAACGAGGTGTTTGCCACGCACGGTAAGATCTATGAAGCTACAGCATCACAAATGTTTCATGTGCCGATTGAACTCATTAAAAAAGGCAATCCAGAGTACAGTCTTAGACAAAAAGGCAAGGTTGCTACACTTGCACTTGGGTACCAGGGTGGAACAGCGGCATTGGTTGCTATGGGTGCACTTTCAATGGGGCTATCAGAAGATGAATTACCTGATATCGTGCATAGATGGAGAGCCGCCAACCCTAGGATTAAAGATTTGTGGTATGCCATTGAAGCCGCGGCTATTCAAGCTGTAGAAACGGGGCAGGCCCAGGCAACACACGGACTATTATTTACAATGGAATATGATTTGGTGTACGGACAGAGCTTTTTAACGGTTACCCTACCATCAAGGCGAAAATTGTTTTATCCAAAGCCGTTCCTTGCACCCAACCAATTTGACTCTCCTGCTATTCACTATTATGGCATTGATCAGAGTAAAAAATGGAGCGTGGCGAATACCTATGGCGGAAAGCTGACAGAGAATATCGTACAAGCAATCGCAAGAGATTGCCTTGCGGTCACTCTACAACGGATTCACGAGAAAGGCTTACAGGTCGTGTTTCATGTGCATGATGAGGTGATTGTAGATGCCCCTATGGAAACGACCGTAGAGGAGCTTTGTGGCATTATGGCACAGCCTATTGAATGGGCACCTGGGCTAATCTTAAAAGGTGCTGGGTTTGAAAATGACTATTACATGAAGGACTAAGGTATGAAGAATGACAGAAAAATCTTAATTAGCTCTGCGGGTTCAAGAAAGGCCGTTGTTTGGTCAAGAAGTAGCCTATTATGGTCAGAATTTACACAGAAGCTAAAAGTTCCTGTACGAGGGCAGGAGACAATGGAAGAATACTTAAATCTTCCAAAACAAAGGCAGGATGAATTAAAAGATGTGGGCGGTTTTGTAGGCGGAACTTTTAAGGATGATCGAAGAAAAGCCGCTAATGTAGAGGGGAGAGACCTTATCACTCTAGATCTGGATAATATTCCCATAGGAAAAACAGAAGATATTATCAAGCGTGTGACGGCCTTAGGATGTGCATCTTTAGTTTATAGTACAAGAAAGCATACCGCATATGCTCCGAGGTTACGAATTGTAATTCCTTTAGATAAAACAGCATCAGCAGATGAATATGAGCCATGTGCAAGAAAGTTAGCCTCCCTGATTGGGATTGAATTCTGTGACCCAACCACATTTGAAGCATCAAGACTGATGTACTGGGCAAGTACCTGTGCGGACAGTGAGTATGTATATGTGGTCAATGACATGCCGTTTTGTAGTCTTAATGGTATTTTAAACACTTACGGAGATTGGCAAGATGTGACGCAGTGGCCACAAGTGCCAGGAGCTGAAGCCATCGAAAGAAGAAGGCTAGCAAAACAAGAAGATCCGACAACAAAAAGTGGCGTTGTGGGTGCGTTTTGCAGGACTTACCGTATCCAAGATGCGATGGAGAAGTTTATTCCCGGAATGTATGAGCCTACAGCGATACCTGGGCGATACACTTATACAGGAGGCTCTACCGCAGGCGGGGCTGTCATTTATGACGGAGACTTATTTATGTACTCCCATCATGCTACAGACCCTTGTTCTGGTCAGTTAGTTAATGCATTTGACTTAATTAGACTACATAAGTTTGCAAATAAGGACGACGAAGCAAAGCCAGATACGCCAGCCAATCGACTTCCATCCTATACGGCGATGGTTGCCCTAGCCCTAGCAGATAAATCAGTAGCCGATTTAATGACAAAAGAGAAGTTTTTATCTGCTAGAGAGGCATTTGCAAGTTCCTTTCAAGTTCCAGAGCCTGCAAACAAAGAGTTAGAGGCTTCAGAAGATGACCTTGAATGGGTCAATCAGTTAGCAAGAAGCGAGTCGGGGGCGATTCTTAAGACCGTCAACAACATGATTATTATCTTAAAGAACGATCCATCATTAAAAGATAAAATTGTCACAGACGAGTTTGCTGGCCGTGGCCTTGTGATGGGTGCTGTACCATGGAATGCATCGAATGAACGCAGACAGTGGGACGATGCAGATGATGCGGGGGCATTCTGGTATATGGAAACCTTTTATGATTTAGGCTCAAGAGACCGACTTGATGATGCCCTGACTATCGTAGGGGCAAGTAATACCATTAACGAAGTAAAGGAATACCTGCAAGGCTTAAAATGGGACGGTAAGAAAAGAGTAGAACGACTTTTACCCGATTACTTAGGGGCTGAAGACAGTGTATACACCCATGCCGTAATGAAAAAATCACTATGTGCGGCAGTGGCTAGAGCCATGTCAGGAGCTGTGAAATACGACTATATGCCAATCTTTACTGGACCACAAGGACTAGGTAAGTCTACATTCCTTGCCATTTTAGGTAAAAATTGGTTCTCAGATTCATTAGCTACTTTTGAAGGAAAAGAAGCGGCTGAGCTAATTCAAGGGACTTGGATCAATGAGGTTGGAGAGCTTACAGCGATGACGAGGCAAGAAACCTCCGCAGTAAAGCAGTTTTTAAGCAAAAAAGAAGACATTTATCGTGCAGCCTATGGAAGACGGACAGAAAGGCATCCACGGCGGTGTGTGTTCTTTGGAACGAGTAATGATGCAGAGTTTTTAAAAGATGCCACAGGTAACCGCAGATTTTGGCCAGTAGATGTCGGGGTATTCCCAGCAAAGAAATCGGTTTGGAAGGATTTGCCAGAAGAAGTAGATCAAGTATGGGCAGAGGCATATATGTATTGGTCTTTGGGAGAACCATTATATCTTAATAGTGAACTGGAGGAGATGGCCAAAGAGCAACAAGAGCAACATAAAGAATTGACAGGCAAAGAAGGCGTTGTTCTTGATTACCTTGATAAGATGGTTCCGGCCAACTGGGATTCCATGGCTTTAAGTGCAAAGCGAGCTTTCATTCAGGGCAATGCCACTGGGGTAACAAAGCTGAAGAAGCTTGACAGAGTATGTGCAGTGGAAGTCTGGGAAGTTTGCTTTGGAGGTGACAAGCGATATATGAAGAAGTCAGATGCCATAGAAATCAATGCAATCTTAGGTTCTGCAAAAGGCTGGGTGAGAACTCTATATTATACTTCCGATTACGGAAGACAGAGAGGGTTTAAACGCATTTAGCGTGGAACAAACTACGGAACAAACCACGGAACAAAGTCACAAACGGAACAAACTATGAATGGAACAAACTTTTTTTGTTCCACGATTGTTCTATGACTTTGTTCCGTGATAAATGGCTTATATTCGTTATTTATTAGCAATGGAACAAACGGAACAACAAATCTATATATAATATAAAAATAGGGGGATTAGGGAGATTAGGGCGTATATATATAGCCCCTAATACGCCTATTTGAAATATACATATACACGTGTAGAAAGTTTGTTCCATTGTCCCAAGAGGAGTAAGAGATGTTAGAAAGAGATTTAGAACAGAGATTTGTAAGGGGTGTTAAAAGAGCAGGCGGGGGATGCTTTAAATGGGTCAGCCCAGGTAATGCAGGTGTGCCTGATCGCATTGTCGTCATTGATGGACGAGTGATATTTGTCGAACTAAAAACCGAACACGGTAGACTAAGTATTTTACAAAAAGCCCAGATTAGAAAATTGCAACATCATGGTGTAAATGTGAAGGTCCTCTATGGCCAAGCTGAAGTTGACGCTTTTGTTGCAGAACTGAAAGGCGGTGAGGTTTAATGCAATTTGTTCCCCACGCATATCAAAAGCATTGTATAGACAAAATTATTGAGCTAGACAAAGTAGGACTATTCTTAGACATGGGGCTAGGAAAGACCGTGACGACGCTGACGGCCATCAAGGAATTAAAGTATAACCGCTTTCAAGTTCGTAAGGTCTTAATTATTGCACCAAAGAAAGTGGCCGAAGGAACTTGGACAAAAGAAAAGGATAAATGGGACCATACACAAATGCTTCGAGTGTCTCCCGTTCTTGGATCAGAGAAAAAAAGAATAAAAGCAATTAACACACCATCAGACCTCTATGTCATCAATCGTGAAAATGTGGTATGGCTGGTTGATTATTATCGCAATGCATGGCCTTTTGATATGGTTGTCATTGATGAGTCCAGCAGCTTTAAGAATCACTCTGCAAAGCGATTCAAGGCACTTGTGCAAGTAATGAGTAAAATTAAACGCCTAGTCGAGCTTACAGGAACACCTAGCCCAAATGGGTTAAATGATTTATGGAGTCAGATTTATTTACTTGACGAAGGTAGACGGTTAGGCAAGCGGTATGGGCAATTTCGAGAACGCTATTTTGATCCAGGACGACGAGGCCCGCAGGGCTTTGTGTATGATTACGACCCAAAAGACGGTGCAGAGCTGTCGATACTTTCCGCCATATCCGATATTTGTATCTCCATGAAGGCTGAAGACTATTTGCAGTTACCCGATATGGTAATCCATGAAATCCCTGTGTCCTTAGATGCGAAAGCCGAAAAGGCCTACAAGGAGCTAGAACGAAAAATGATTTTAGAGCTTCCGGAGAACGAGGAGATTAGTGTAACCAGTGCGGCGGCACTTAGCAATAAGCTTTTACAGCTTGCAAACGGTGCTGTATACGACGAAGAGCATAAAGCCCATGAAGTCCATACTAGCAAGTTGGATGCCTTTCTTGAGCTTGTAGAGAGCTTACAAGGCAAACCCCTGCTTGTCTTTTATAACTTCCAGCACGACAAAGAACGAATCTTAAAAGTTCTAGGCACAAAGAAGTTAAGAGTTAAAGAGTTAAAGACCGTGCAGGATGAGGACGATTGGAACCATCAAGAAATTGATATTTTGCTTACGCATCCAGCAAGTAGTGCCTATGGGCTCAATCTTCAGCAAGGCGGAAATCATGTGTGCTGGTTTGGGTTAACCTGGAATTATGAGTTGTATACGCAAGCAAATAAGCGACTACACAGACAAGGACAAACCGAAAAAGTCATTGTGCATCACTTGATTTGTTCATGCACACGAGATGAGGATGTGATGAAGGCCTTGAAGAAGAAAGAGGGCGTACAGGACTTTGTGATGGAAAGCTTAAAGGCGAGAATTCGAAAAGTGAGGGAGGGGCTAAATGGATAAAGATATCTTAGTGGAGTATATTGACGCTTGTGCATTGGTTACTGAGACAGAACAAAGAATTCAGATGTTGAAGAAAAAGCAAGAAGAGTTACAGACCGATCGAGTGACTGGGAGTAACCCTGATTTTCCCTTTGAGGCAAAATCCTTTAAGATTCAAGGTTTAGTTAGCCAGTTAGGGGAGATTGAAAAGCAGGAGAAACTATTACAGGCTCAGATGGAATCCGCACAGGAGCTAAAGACTGCCGTGGAAGCGTGGTTGCCAAGTGCACCCCTGCAAATGCAGAGAATCATCCGATTGCGGTTTTTTGAAAAGCTTTCGTGGTGGGCCGTGGCTAATCGGCTGGGACAAAATCATACTGGGGACGGAGTTAGAATGAGAGTTGAGCGGTTTTTGAAAAAAAATTAAATTTTTTTATGAAATGTTCGTTTTGTTCGTTTTGTTCTGGTATAGTGATAATTGAGGAACAAGGATTTCTCGTAAACACTGTACATAGCCTCCGTAGCATGGCGTGTTTTGAAACTTGCAACTTACAATCTTTTCTTACAGTTTTGTGATTTCTCCTTCTAGGCAAAGGCACTACGGACGAAGTAATGTCTTTGCCATAAAAGAAATCTACAAAGCAAACAAAGATTAGTCCTTTCAACGAGTCATAACTTAGTAACAGTTCCTGGAAAAGCATCTAAATGCAGTTTTGCGTTTAGGTGCTTTTCTTGTTATCCAAAAAATGAAAGCGAGGTGAGATATAGGTGACAGAAAAGCAGAAACGATTTTGTGAAGAGTATCTTAAAGACTTAAATGCAACAAGGGCGGCTATACGAGCAGGATATAGTCGTGCATCAGCCAGGACAATTGGGTTTGATAATATGTCAAAGGCGGAAATTAAATCATATATTGATGAACAGATGCGTAAATTATCAGACGAAAGCGTGGCAACAGCCAAGGAGATTCTCCAATACCTCACTTCAGTGATGCGTGGAGAATCGGAGTCTGAGATTGTTGTGCTTGAAGGAATTGCACCAGGCATTTCCAAGCCAACGAGGGTAATGAAAAAGCCCGATGAAAAAGAAAGGCTTAAAGCCGCGGAGCTACTAGGCAAGCGATGGTCTTTGTTTACTGAGAATCTGAATATTGAGGCTGAGCCAGTACGAGTTGTGATTGGTGGTGTTGACGACCTTGAAGACTAAAAAGGTTAGCCTTCCAGAGCTAGTCGGAAAAGGGTATGGAAGCTTTTGGAGGTTCAAGGGTCGCTACCGTGTCTGTAAAGGCTCGAGAGCGTCCAAAAAAAGCAAAACAATGGCATTGTGGTTAATTACTAGCCTAATGCAATATAAGGACGCTAACGCCATTGTAGTGCGTAAAACAGAGCGTACATTGCGAGATAGTTGCTACGCTGACTTAAAGTGGGCAATGAACCGCTTGGGTGTGTTAGACCGCTTTAAGTGTACGACATCCCCACTTGAATTAACCTATGAGACTGGGCAAAAGATTTTGTTTAGAGGCTTAGATGACCCATTAAAGATTACATCCATTACTGTGGAAAAAGGGTATTTGTGTTGGCTATGGTTGGAGGAAGCCTATGAAATCACCAGTGAAACCGCTTTTGATATGCTCAATGAGTCTATTCGAGGTGCAATCCCTGAAGAAACAGGGTTGTTTAAGCAGGTTACGCTTACACTAAACCCTTGGAATGAACATCATTGGATTAAAAAGAGATTCTTTGATGTCAAGGATGATAACATTCTTGCAATAACCACAAATTATACCTGTAATGAGTGGTTAGATGAAACAGATAAAAAGTTATTTGAGGAAATGAAAAAGAATAACCCACGGCGTTATCAGGTCGCAGGACTGGGCGAATGGGGGCAGGTCGATGGATTGGTCTATGAGAACTGGGAAGAGTCAGCGTTTGACCTCGCAAAGATTATACAAATCTCTACAGTGCAGTCCGTCTTTGGCCTTGATTATGGATATACACACGATCCAACGGCTTTCTTTTGTGGGTTAATTGATACTGAGAGTAAGACATTATGGGTATTTGATGAAATGTATAAAAAGGGGCTGAGTAACGAAGCGATTGCCAATGAAATTATTCAGATGGGATATGCTAAAGAGCAGATCAGGGCAGATGCCGCAGAGCCAAAGAGTAATGACCGATTAAGGCAGTTAGGGTTAACTCGGTTGATGCCAGCAATCAAAGGCCCTGACAGTATCCGAAATGGCATTGACTTTATCCAAGGGTATCGTATTATTATTCATCCAAAATGCGTAAATTTTCTTACAGAAATCGGCAGTTATGTTTGGGACACAGATAAAAAGACAGGGGAGAAGATCAATCGACCAATTGATGACTTCAATCACTTGATGGATGCGATGCGTTATGCTCTTGAGCCTTTGGCTTTTCGGAGTAGGGCGACGGCAGGAAGGAGGCTCTAATGTGTAAGCATCAATTTTTACAGCTGAATGACTTGCGAGTCTGTAAACGGTGTGGGTTGACTATATTGCCCAACCGCAAAGCTTTTTATGATCAGCGATTGATTCAACAGCACAAGGAGGGGAAAAGATGAAATGGACGGATGACTACCCAGATCTGTCTGGGTTTTTAGATTATCTGAATACGAATGGTTTTACTGATGAAATACTTAACCGTCTGATTGATCGGCATACCTATAATCGCAAGCGAACGAAAGACCTATATGAGCGGTATAAGTGCTATGAAGACGAAGTGCCTATCTTTCAGCGAGAACCAAGATTCAAAGATGATAACCTAGCTAGATTAGGATTAGAACAGCTCAACAACCAATTAAGTCATGACTTTTTTGGCGAAATTAATGATGTGATGATCGGCTACTTTGCGGGCAAGGCGGCCTCTTACAGTTATTCAAGGGATAAAGAGGCCGAAGAGGCCACTGGTGGAACTGGGCAGGTAGACCAAGCCCAGTCGGCATTAAGCGATTTCATCACAAAGAATAATTTTTATGACTTAAATCAAGAAGTGACCAAGTACGCCTCTGTGTGTGGCTACGCTGGTCGCCTTTTTTATGTCAACAAAGATGGCGAGGAATCCTGTATGGTAGTTCCACCATTTGAGTGTTTTGTGATTACCAGTGATAAAGTACAAGCTCCTGAGTTTGCTGTCCGCTACTACGATTACAAAGATATGGACGGCAGTAAGCGATGGAAGGCCGAAGGGTATGATAACACAAATGTTTACTACTACGAGGGAACAAAAGGCGCCTTTCATCTGGTGCGAGTTGAGCCCCATCTTTTTGACTACTGTCCGCTGCAATTAATCCCACTCAATGGCGAGATGATGAGTAGTGCAGAGCGTGTGTTGACCTTGATTGATGAGTATGACCGAACGGTATCCGATAACGCCAATGACGCTGAGGGAAACACCCAGGCACTGCAAGTGTTTGACGGTGTGGACATCACGGAGCTTGAGCTAGCCAAGGCAAAGATGAGTGGATCAATTCATATCCCTATAGGCTTTCAAGGTTCACAACATTCAGTGTATTACTTACAAAAGGCAATCAATGACGGCTTTAATGAACATCATCTAGACCGATTAGAGCGAAATATCTACCGTTTTTCAAAGACACCAAATTTAAATGACCAGGCTTTTGGAACTGCATCAGGAATCTCTTTGAAGTTTAAGCTAACGGCCTTTGAGGCAAAGTGCGGTGCCTTTGAGGCAAAGATTAGTGGTGCTGATACTTATATGTTTAAGGTGATTGGTTCTGCGTTTCAGAAAAAGGGCATCAGTTTTGACTATTTACAAGCATATTCGGAGTATAAGCGAAACTTCCCAGTGGACATTGCGAGCGAGGCCAATGCAGTGCAAGCCTTAATTAACGCAGGTGTACCTGATGAGATTGCCTATAATTATCTTAGCTTTGTTGATGACATCAACTATTTACTCGACCTCAAGGAGCAAAGTAAGAAGGATGCCTTAGATCCATTTGAACCTGAGGACGATCGAGATGGCGGTGATGATACGAATATGGCAGGAAAGAATAACCCATTTGCAGATCGTGAGGTAGATGATGGAGACGACGAACCTAGATAAGTATCTATCCATGCTAAAACGAATTGAGGAGCACAGAGAAGATAGTGCCGTGAAGGACTTAAAAAAACTTTATAAGCGACTTTTAAAGGATTTACGGGCTCAACTGGGCGATATGTATGCCAACTACGCTGATGAAAATGGACTGTTAACTTATGCTCAGTTGCACAAGAACGCCTTAGATGCTAGATTACTACAGGAAGTCCAATCGAGGATGAATGATGTCACATTGGCAGAGCAGAGGTTGATTACAGAGACAGTTGAACAGACCTATTCTAATGTCTACAGTGGAATGGTTCAGGCAGTAGAAAAGGCTGTGGATGATCAAGACCTGACATCTATTTTTGCAAGTGTTCGTTCGGTAAAACCACAGGCCTTAAGGGCGGCTGTCAACAATCCGATTCACGGATTAAGTTTACCTGCACAACTAGAGCGAAATCGAGCAAATATCATTTATGGGATTAAGCAGGCGGTGGGCATTGGGTTATCCGTCGGAGACCGATTCGATACGATGGCTAAGCGAGTACAAAAGGCCTTGATTGGCGATAACGGCACAGGTGGAAGCTATGCTAAGTCAGTGCGTATTGTTCGAACAGAAGCCCATCGAGTTCGAGAACAGGGAAACCATGACGCAGCAAGTGACTTAGGATCAAAGCTTGCTCCTGTTGGTTTTGAAATTGTGAAGGTGTGGCACACAATGAAGGACGAACGAGTCCGTCCAAACAGTGTAAGAAAGACCAAGAAAGGATGGAAGCATACCAGCAATGGTCAATACAACCATGTGAAGATGGAAGGTCAGAGCGTGCCTGTCAATGAACCATTTCAGCTGCCTTCTGGAGCAACGGCAATGAGTCCTGGCATGAGTGGCGTTGCTGGGGAGGACATCAACTGTCGTTGTTTTGTTAGCTATGAGGTGAGAAAAACAG